TTAAGTTGATCAAAGTATTGGTCTTGTCTATTCAACGCCCAAAGATAAAGCTCTTGTTTGATATCATCTTTCTCTACCCAACCATTAAACTTACGGGTAATAGAACCAGCAACCACTGGTACAAGATCTATTATTGTCGGGTGTAATTCTCTGGTCATCTACTTTTCTACGCTTCTTATCTACTTAAGTGGGTTAAATTACTTAGGCCAAGTACCTTCCAATACCATAATTGCTATAGCTGAATAGTTCAGTAGGTCTATAAAACTATCCTTCAGTGATTCATTTTGTGGCTCAGAATTATTATCTATTAGGTGGTTGATACGAGCAGTCTTGTCGTGCATACGTACCCGCAGTCCATTTAGTGGACCACCTGGTGCATTAGAGATATTACTTGGGCCATAATCCTTGTGCTTTTTAATCAATAGATTGCCAGCATCATCTAAAACTTTCCACATACTGTGGATAAACTCATCGCTAATTTCATTGGCCCGCTTTGACTTTATGTCCTTAGACATTCACTGCCCCCAATATCCGTTTTGTCTCTTCTGTACCCTTTGCTAAGTATAGATCATTCAAGTCCATTCCAGCAGGTAAGACACAGATAGTGGAGTTAATGATTTCTGATGCTACTCTCCTAGAAAACTCAGCTCCAGGATTAGAGCCATCTTCTTTAACATCATTATCACCTATGATTAACACCTGTCCATAACCATTTAACATCTTTGCATAGTGTGGTTTCCAAGCAGCAACACCTGGTACACCAACAGCAGGTATGCCTAGAGCACCACTAGATATGATTGCATCTAGCTCACCTTCACATACTGCAATAGTATCTTTCAATTCTAGTAAGGCTCTAACATTAAACAGATGGGTCTTCTGACCTATAGCCATACCATACTTAGGTTTGCCATCATCTAATCTTCTAAACTTAAAGCCAACACACATACCAAGAGCAGTAAAGTAAGGTATAGATAACCAGCCAGCATAACCCTGATGCTCAGGGATTGGATCAGTTACTGTACCTAAAGTAAAAGACTCAGCTATCTCTTTAGATATGCCACGTTCTTTTAGAAAGGTTGCGGTTTCTACGTTTAGACCCTCCTGGTAACGAGAAGCCGCTAGAAGATACGATTTCAATTGCTCTTGCGAGAGCATCTTTAAACCCCAAACTTTCTTTTTCCATTACAACATTGATGGTGTTTCCACCCTTACCGCAGGTATGACAGAAGTATAGGTTCTCCACTGTGTTCATCACTGCTGACTTGCGAGAGTCATCGTGCATTACACACCTAACTGAACTTGCTCTACCTTCTTTTACTTCTCCACCGTAGAACTGTACTACTAATCCGATTGGGATTGATTTTGCATCGCTGTCTTTTCTGCCAGACTTTCTACTTCTGGACCAGTCTTGTCCTGGCATTGCTCTGCCCCGCTCTTCTCTAGGCCTTGCATTATTTTAGTTGTTGTTATCTTTCCACTAGGCACTGGCATTATTTCTCCTTAAAGTTTGCTAGATAAGTTCCAGTTTCTTTACCAACTTTACACTCTGTTATACCTTTGAAGGCTTCCCAAACTTTTATATTATCCCAGTCATCAACAATATGTGTCTCGTGTATGTTCCCAAACCACTCACCTTGTGGATAATGGATGATAGGTACTGAGATAATCCCATACTTACATCCCTTACTAGCCACATCCCATACTTTTATAGCCTCATCTTTAGTCATATGCTCTAACACATCACCAAAGATAATTAGATCAGCCTCTAAAGATTTATAGTTACGTATGTCTTCTACCCATACCTCATCATATAATTCTTTTAGTTTGTACTCATCAATATAGTTACTAAAGATTTCTATTCCAACATAACTAGCTGGTACATAAGGCCTTAATAACTTTACATAAGTTCCAGATCCAGCACCTACATCTATAACCGTCTTAGGTTGTAGTTGTACTACTCTATTTAGAACCCAGTCTTGATTTTCAGGATTACTCCAAGGCATTATTGCTTCTCCTCTAACCATTGTTGTAGATCCTGTATTACCCAACTCTGTTCTATACCAGCATTACGTCTTTTAACTACCACATAAGATAGTGGTGCTGGCTTGATACCTCTAGCAGTAGCATAGTTTTGCGCTTCAACTACTGCCTCTCTCCAAAACTGAGGTAGGCTCATCACCTTTGTATTCTTTAACTCTAGGATAAAGGTTTCTCCAGCAACAATAACTACTAGATCACCCTCATCTTTTTGTCCTGATAAGCGTAAGCGTTCAGCGTTAATACCCTTAGATCTAAACCACTTCATAACATCCAGTTCAAAAGCTGAGCCTTTACGTTTATTCTTAGCGGACATTTTCTAATACCGCATCTCTACTGTGCATACGACCATACTCATTAGCATCCCATATCTGACAAGAACCATAGTTCACAAACAAAGATACATAGTCATCACCATCAGCAGTGTGTTTACCAAAACGATTCTTAACTGCAGCAACCTGTAACTTATTCTCATATAAATTACTAACATAATTCAAGGTCAAGATTAATGCTGGTAGCTGAGATACCTTACCGTGAATAGCCCTACGAGCAGGTGGTTTATTTTCTCTCATATACTCACTCTGTTCGCTGACGTGGTGAAGAACCATTACACAAGCCTCAGTCTGTCTAGCCATATCGTGCAGATCCAACATAATAGCTCGCAATCCTGCCCACTCATTGTCTGATTCAGCAGCCACATTCATTAAGTTATCTATCACAATCAACTCAGGTGCTATGCCATACAGTTCTATATAAGCCTTAATCTCTAACTCAATATCATCTAGTGATGGTGATGAATCAAAGACCCACTGTATATTTTTAACCTGATCAAGCTTAGAGTCATAATACTTAGAGTTCTTAGTAAGATTTTCCTCCACTAAAGTTTGATTATGACCTGAAATATGTGCAGCAGTTCTCATCATTACAGTTGTAACATCAGTATCTGCAGAGAAGAAGAGCGTTGGAATATTAGCCTTGATCGCATAGATCAAAGCAAACATAGACTTACCAGCATTTGGAGCAGCAGCAACCATACAGACCTGACCCCGTCTGAACCTGATCTGTTTGTTAAATAAATCTTTCCAAACATCAGGCAAAGGGGTAGCCTTTGTTGTGGTGCCTTTCCAAGCTCTTTGTAAGTTAAGCAACGTCTTCTTCTCTTAGGATAATGTTTCTTTGTCTACGAATTACCTTGCGTTCTGTATCAGACAGACCGCCCCATATTCCGTATCGTTCATTTTGTATGCCCCACTCTGCACACTCTTGCTGGTGGGGACATAAAGTGCAGACTTTTTTAATCTGCCTTATTACATACAGTTCTTCTCCTCGTTCGGGAAAGAAAAGATCTAATGAGATCTGAGCACAAGAGGGGTTCTCAAAGTCACGAGGCCCCCGCATCTGCTATCTAATCCAGACTGTATCGCACTTATCAGTTGCACCTTTAGGTGCAGCGCACATCCAACCCTTCCAAGGACCTTTAGTACCTTGTCCTGATCTAAAGGACATAGCACCGTGCTTACAATCAGGAGCATCACCAGCAGGTGAGGCAACTGTTGTTGCACCTAATGCTTTCTTAGCATATGCAACTGCTCCACTACCGTTAGATGGTTGTGCAGTAGCACCAAGAGTGGTACCAGTTGTAGTAATTAATGATGATAGATCAGAGATAGATGTTAGAGATGCCTCTAACTCAGCCTGATTTACTGCGTATAGATTTACTAATGTTCCATCAGCTAACTTGTAGTTGATTTGGAATTTAGTTGACTCAGGTGCAGCCATTTATTTTCCTCCAGTTTTTATATTTAATCTAGCGAAAGGTTGTCCTTCCACCTTTGGTATAAAGCCTAGTAGTTTTTCTACTTCGGCTGTATCAACTGAAGATCTACCACTAACAGTAGTCCAGGTAATCTGCACACCACTAGCAGTCTCTCCAGTCAAACCTTCAAATGCGGTTCGTAATGAATCCCGCTTCTCACTTAATTCTTTTATCTGTTGATCAAGTTGTAAGTACATCAAGGCCGAGTGATCAACACTGCTATCTTCAATAACAGGTAGCTCAGCCTTGATATGTTCTTTTTTTAAACCACTACATCCAACTTCTCCTGTTGCATCAAAGTACTTGCAATAGGACTTACAGTAATTTTGATCTCGCTCAGGATCAGGTGCCTCTGTAGATTCCTTAATTGCGCTTAACCAATTAAGAGCCTCTTCAGCAATGCTTGGATCATATGGTTCTGAGTGGACAACGACATCCCTCTCGTCTCCATCTCTAGCTATGGCTACTAGATTAACAGTTCTAGGCTTCCCCTTCCCAGACTTGTCAAGTAAGTAGCCATAAACTTGTACCTGCCAACGTTGTTGACTGGATGGAAAGTAAGAAAGGTTTTGTTTCTTAACTGTCTTCCAATCAATAACATCGCCAGTCTCTGGAATGAAAAGATCTATATGAGCTTTCATCCCAGAATACTCTACATCAGTTTCAACCCAGTACTTCTCACCCTTTGGGTCAACTGTTCTAATTGCATCTTCAATACTAGCGTGGATAGCAGTACCCATAATGGCTGCTAACTTTAATTCATTCTCATTAGTTTCAGGTTGATCGTTGAGACGATACCAAACCTTACGCCGACAGCCACCTAACTCTGATGGACCTACCTGTGTTTGTTTAGATCTAGATCTACCAGCATCTTTAGCTCGTAGAACATCAATCAATAATTGTTTTGGATCGCTCATAATCCCCACTTAATAAAATGTTCTAAAATAAACTTATACATTTCTAAGTCTAGTAGATACCACTGTAATTGCCAATATATATCTAACATTATTTTACCTTCCTCTTTTGTACCGCTATCTGTATTGGTGGACAGGTATTAATATCCAGTAATGATGCCACCTCAACAGCTTTCTGTGCAAGTTCTGCTGCCTCATCTCTTACTAGAAACTTATCGCTTTGCTTATGATACATATACCCAAGAGCAAACTGACCACCTGAACCTATGCCATAGTAGTTTGCTTCAGATTGTATAAAGGACATATCAGATGCAATATGAAATATAACTCCATTAAATGCTATTAGATAATCAAAGCCAGCATCTTTATCTTTCTCATTATCATTCCAAGCATAGCCATTCTCAGTAAAGGTCTTAATGATGGATGGAATAATCCTCTTACCCATAAACTGTACTGGATCATAACTAACTTTATAAGTAGGTGGATTCCAATTGTAAGTAAGGATATCTCCTGGCCTTGTATCACCAGTAATTGCTAGTAGATACTGACCCTTCTCAATTATCTTCGGAGTCTTTAAAGATATAGTTCTAAGATTATCTTCAGTGATCTGTGAGTCTGCAGCTAATATGCAGAAGTCTCTACCTTGAACGCCAACAACAGTTGTCAACTTAACTCCTATCTCTTGTGGATAATAATACCACCAAGAAATTAATTTAGTGGGATTTAAGATATTAGCGACACGCCGCGTAATAACATCTCTAGTGGGTTCGGAATGTGTATAATACGAGCCGTAGGCGAGTAAAGCGGCAACCCTTGCGGGTTGCATAAGCAAGGGTACTCTATGTTCCGTCTACCAAGGCTGTCAAAAAATAGGGAAAAACTCCCACCAAAATTCGGTACTGATCTAAGAGATCTCGGTCCTCTTCACGCTTGTCCTTGTGGCTCTATGACCTTTACAATTATGGCATCCTTCTACGATTATGAACTATCCTGGTACCACCTTGACGGTGAATGTTCTAACTGCGGTAACTTAGTCTTAGTTCCAACACCACTAGATAAGCCAGAGTAAAAGGGCATAAAAAAAGAAGGGCGCAGTTAAGCGCCCTCCTGTATTGCCTCGCGGTATTAAAACTATTTAGAACCTAGACCGTACTCTCGTTCAGTCTTATCAGCCCACTTTGCTAGTGGTCCTGCGATAGATCCGATTAGGATCGCATACTCTGGTGCTAGGTCTGCAGCTAGTGCTAGACCCATAGTTACTGCTGAAGCAAGTACTGCTCTAAGATAAGACTTAACAGCAGCCTTAGTCTTTTTGCTTTTTAATCTAGCGATTAGGTCTTTCATTATTTCTCCTGTTTCTTTTTAGGTAAAGGCTTTGGAAGTGTAAACTTTTTAGGCACCTCACCCATCCAACCAAACCAGTTGGAATCATCTTTGGCATATTGATCCTTTATAGATATATGCAGGTGTTTGTTATGTAAGTTACTACCCTTATAAACTCTTTCACCATCTACTTGATTCCAAATCTTACCTTTAAATATTAGATACTTAACTCTACGATCTGCCTGTAATCTTTGATAGATATCCTTACAGTCAACACCATTATCTGGGTCGTGGGTTAAATCTACTGCTAGTCCTGTATTGTGATCTGAGTTAGGACTTTGTTTAATGTGTGCCGATGAAGGCAATAGTCCGTCTGAGGCTTTCTTGCGCTTGGGCCAAAGAGCTGTCGCTTGTCTTAGCACTGCTATTGCAGCAGGTGTCGCTCTCTTTACAACAAGTTTCATTATCAGGTTCCTTATTCATCTATGCCATCCCGTGCTTATTTAGTAATAGGTGTAATGCTTTAATCTTATCTGGTCTAAATCCTGACCAATGGAAGGTGCCATAGGTAACAACAGGTGCTTGCTTATAACCTAGTTTACCGATCCTATCGGAGGCTTCTGTATCTTGACTCATATCTACCGTTGAATATTCCACACTGTGTTTATCTAAATACTTCTTAGTCATATCACACTGCACACACTCTGGTAATGTGTAAACTACTACATCCATCCTTGCCCCCTTATTTTTTATTGATCAGTATACTGTAGATTTCCTCCACTTGTCTTTCTAATCTGCTGACGGCATCCTTTAAACTTGACCCCCCGTTCGGGCGAAGCTCTGATAGGTAATGCTTTACAAGGTGTCTTACACCCATTGCTAGTATACCTACAAGGGTTGTTATAGAGACTGCTAAGGCAGCCCAGTCTGAAGGGGTCATTATGGCTCCTATGAAATAGATCTAACGGTTACGATTAATAATCCTCCATACCCATTAAACCTGGGTCCTGAAGGGGTCTTGTTTACAAAATCAAGTTCTTCAATAATACCAAGATATGACTCTCCAGTTCTGAAGTCTTGAACTCTGACTGTATCTCCTGCATTTTCTACTTGTTCTAGTTGGCTCATACGCTCATATGCTGAACCTTCATAGCCTTCTTCTACACCAAACTTATCTGCCTCGTGGTCATAACAGAATAGTGGATACTGAATCAAACGCTGACGAGGTACTGCAGGTAGTGCCTTAAGGTTATAACCATTAAATACTGGACCATCTGCTGTATCAGTAGTAGATCTAGTAAGGGTAAACTTAAATCCTAGATACTCTTGTGCTCCTGTTGGATATGAAACTGTTACCTCTGGAACGTTAGATTCTTGAACGAAGGTACCAATACGATACTCATTACCATCAAAGGTAACTGTATCTATATTTAATCCACCAGCAGAGTTATCAACTCTAGCCTGCATTAACTTATATACCTTAAGCTCTAAGGTGTTATAGCGGATAAAGCCTGTCTGTAGGTAGCCCTCTTCTATCTTTTCATTAAGGTTTTCTACATAGATAGCACCATCTGTTGTGCCATTATTAGCAGTAACAAAAGCTAGTTGGTTAGTATCACCCATAAATGCACAGGTAGTAGTCTCAAAGCCAGTAACACTTGGTGCATATAGATCATTACAGTATGCAAAGTTTAGATCGGTACCTAATCTAGTACCAAAATTAATTCTGATAACTCCTGGGTTATTTTCTACGCTAGTTGCACACCAAAGATATGAATCCCTTGCAGCAAAGTCATAGCAAGGATGAGTTGTATTGGTAATTAAAGGACCATAGTTAATAGATCCATCATCTGATACGACAGCTATACGAATACCCTTGCTAGTACCAATAGCCATATAACCTAGATAGTAGTAAATGTCGTAGACAATTTCACCTACTGGTAACTCAGCAGCAGTAATAGCGCTGGTCAAAGTAGGCATAGCACCTGCTGTAGACAGGGTAAACTTTTGAATAGTAGATTGAATACCGCTATATGATGAGGTATAGATAGCTGCACCACTTGATGTAATGCCAGTATAAACTACATCATTATCAGGGTGGGTATATACAGCAGTAGGTAAAGATGTAGCATTAGTTGCAATCTCATAAACCTTATTATTAATACAGGCAACGATACGCTCTTTGGTATATTCTAAAACTGCATTTTCTACAGTGATACCATTCTCACTGATCATTAGTGTAGGTGATACAGTGCTATCAGCAGATAGTAACTTTTTATATATTCTTAATCTTGGAGTACCAGCATTAAGTACGTTAGTAATCCAGTAGGCATAAACACCATCATCGCAGATGCCATATACAGCATAATCTGAACCTGAGTTGTAATCTATAAAGTGAGTAATGCTAGAGGTAACTGTTCCAACTGGTGAAACTGGAGTAGATGCAACGTTAGATGCAGTCTTAGCATAGGTAAAGGTAGTAGCGGTAGGTACTGTAGTAATTGTATAGGTGCCATTAAATGTAGCATCAACACCAGTTACTACTATCTCCATACCAGGAGCTAAGGTGTGGGCTGCAGTAGTAGTTAATGTGGCTACGTTAGATGTTAAAGCCTTGTTGTTAATAGATGCAGTGATGGTAGGTATAACTTTATCTACATCATACTCATCCCATAATAAGATACCATCATAGGTATTGTAGGTAGTAGCACCTGTATAAGATAACTCTTGCCACTGTATAGATCTAGCGATCTGTTGTGGTTTACTATTATCAGCTAATGTACCAGTAACAGTATGTTCAGGAGATACAGAGTTAAGTAAAGTTACCTGTCCTCTAGTCCATATGTTGCAACCTTTAGATTCGGTATATTGGAATCGTAATGACTCATCTTGGATAGGTTCAAAGAAGTTAATACCTTGTCCTTGATGAAATGATGACTGACTTCGTAGCCACCAACCAGTAAGAGTTTGCTCACCAGCTTCTCTAGTCTGGTCAATCTGTTGCTTACGATACTGCGCTGTTACTCTGCGGTATGGATTATCATCGGAGGCATTAACAAAGAATGGTAAACCTGCAATAGCCATATCATAGGCAACACCAGTTAAGGCATAGGATGTGGCACCTGCTGGATTAGATAATGGAACGGGTATGCGTTCGGTTATATCATCACCGTATGGCATTATTCTCCTTTGATTTTAGACATAAAAGTATGGGCCTTTTAACCTCGGTGCCCAGGAGGAACTTATTAGTTAGTTATTTCATCCCAAGATAATGTTGACTCATTCCAGTCATATCGTTTGTCATCAGTTGGATATGGTACTGGAGCTTGCCATCTACAAGTGTCTTCATTTAATATCCAAGAAGCGTATGGCTTAGGTGCTATAAAAGCATCTCTAGCTGCATCGTAGGTATAACCAATACCTGCGTAGTTTTTACGGATATTGTTATTGTATGAGGTACGTTTGCAAGTTTGTCCTCTGAAGTTACCATACCAAGTCTCAGGATGTAATCCCTCTATTAGCTGGTTCTCATCAATACCTACTATAACTTCGGTAACAATATTATTATTATCTAAGAAAGCGTAATGTGCCATTATGCCCAACTCACATTTCCAGTACCAGCAGTAATTGTAGTAATTTTATTTGAACCACTTGTAGAAGTAGATCCAGTTAAACCAGCACCAATAGTAATTGTATAAATATTGGAGTATCTTAAAATAACCACTCCTGATCCACCTGAAGCGCCACTAAAAATTCCTGGATAATAACCACCGCCACCACCACCGCCACCAGTATTTACTGTGCCAGCAGTTCCATTTGCTCTTGCGCCGCCAGCGCCTCCACCAGCAGTTGCACTACCAGCAGGTATATTACTTCCGCCAGCTTCTCTACCGCTTGCGCCGCCACCGCCGCCACCTCCACTAACTGAAGAGCCTGTAATTGTGTATGCTAATCCATTACCACCATTACCACCTGATGTAGTTGCAACACCATTAGAACCAGTTGCACCCGCACCACCACCGCCACCAGCCGCATAATTATTAGATGCCGTTTGTCCTGTGCCACCATCTGTGCCTTGATTTGCAGTGCCAGTTCCAAAGCTGGAAGATCCAGTCCTTGCACCGCCACCACTACCGCCATTTCCAACAGTATTAGCACCGCCGCCACCACCACCAGTAGAAGTTATTGTGGCAAATACGCTAT